GAAACCAAAAAAACATCTCTTTTAGAACACATTTCAAATTATGTCTATTCCTTTTCTAAAGGAGAGTTTTTTTCATGTGTGATATTAATTATATATTTTTAATCTCTGCTAGTATAACAGGCTTCATCAACTTCAGGATCTTCTGAGACCAAGTAAGATGGTACTGAGATGTTTCTTGCTGGAAAACATCCACTTGTTTTACTCATGGACTCAATGTCCCATGCTCTAACCATCTGCTTTAACATTCTATTAATGATCTCTGTTCTTAATGGTGGCTCACCTTGATTTATTGCCAACCTGAAAACACAACGTGATATGTGTTGTATTATTGATAGTCTTGAGTCAATCCTCACAGTCTTTGTAATTCCATTGTTGAATGGCTTCTCAATTGTCCAAGCTGCGCTATCTAGATCAAGATAAATCCACCCATACCTATTAATTATGTTCAGTACTAGATTATTCAATTCAATCTTTCTGATCAATATACTTTCAGCAAGTAAGCAACCGCATAGCAATAGAAGACAATTCTCTACCTCTGTATTACTTGGTCTATGATTTAGTATGTTTCTCTTCAAGCTGAAGTAGGTTGCTGTTACTTTGAGAAAAACTAGACATTCCAAGTAATACTTCTCATTTCTTTCTATTATGTCTCCAATGGTTACGCTTACTCTGCTGGTTATTCCTAAAATTTGTAATATCGATACAATCTCATCTTTGATCTTGTTTGTCAAGGATATTGGCACTCCAATCAACATATCCTTTCTTGCAAACTGTATAGCTCTGGAAAATTCTTTATCGTTATCTCTATAACAGAATTGCAGTTCTAACCATTTTTTACAGTCATCCCAATCAGGCAAATAATTTTTTGGCTTTCTGTTAAGATCCTCTGCATAGACATATACTTCACTTGTGTGACTAGACGATAACTCAGTTCTAACAAGAGTCACCTTATCATAGATGTTCCACATCTTGTTAACCACATTGTCTTCTTTGATGAGTCTATCCAGATATACTTTGTATAATATGAAGCATTTGTCTTGCAGCAAACGAGGACTATACTCTACAAATAATCTGTCAATGTTGTTTTGTATGTCATCTTCCACTACTTGCATATCCAATATTATGAAATTAATTTTCATTGCAAAAGTCTTTTTACATCTTAGGAAATAGTCCCATGTTGTTCTTTGACTCAAATCAGAAGGGCTTTGCCATACACTATCTAAGTTCACACACCTTTCACTATCAATGCCCATTGCTCTGATGGCACTTGGAGTGGAGGGCTTACTACCTTTGAGGTCATCATTAGTTATATCCAATAAACTATTAAATATAATTCGGCAGAATGGATACAATCTAATCATGAGTGCTCCTATCCCTCCACTTCCATCACCTCCGCAAATGCCATCTTTAACTAATGGTTTGAAGGTTTTGAGGATTGATCTGATTTTGTAATGAGTACCTGTTGCTAATTGGGCACTTCTCATTGAGCTGATAGTTGGATTCTTAATCTTTGGTATTGTTTTTAAAGATAATTTTGTATGTTGTGTTGTTCCTGACATTATTATATAATCAATTTTTGATGTAAATTCAGTTCCCCATTTAAGTACATCAAATTTGTCTTGCTGTTGATAAGGATTGTGCTTTAAAATGTATCGAATTTCAGAATTTATTACATATACATTTTGTTGTTGTGTGATCCATTCAACAGGTACATTCTTGTTGATAGAATTTATGTACAACTCCTTGAGTCCTTTTAAAATTCCCACTGATTTTCTATTTGGTGGATCACTTCTTGTTAGTTCACATGCAATTGCCTCTCCTATGGATATACTGCTAATTAACACAGGATCATTGGTTTCTGGGAATATGAAGAGTCTCCTTTTAAGGTTGCTTCTGCTTGAATAACACGATCTAAGTGAATCTCTCATCATGTTGTTCAATGCACATTTACAAATGAGACCAAGATCATGTGAATTTTGTGGGTAACTACCTGGGATCTTGTGAGGGAATGTCTCAAAATAAAAACCAAGGTTAGAATCCCTTGTAATTGATAAGAATGACCTATCTGAACACAATTTCAGAATCAAAGTTGAGAGGATACCTTCTAATATCATCTTGATACTCCCCGTGTTAGATAAAATCTTCCTGACAACAATGTGAATTGATGATACAATTATTAGTCCTCTGACCAAACCTTTGCAGTAATTTAGAGGGTTTATTTTGTTTTTGATTGTTAGTGGGAACAGAGCAGTCGGATCATAGATCTCTTTACTTGATAATATAGATGATCCAAATAAATACCCTGTTGTAAGTCCAATTTGATAATTTAACTCCCATTGGGTCAAAGTTGTAAAATCAATGGTGGGCAGATTGAGGATCTTATTCTTCTCTGCAAATTGAATGTCTTTTGGTAACCAACTCTTGATTATATCTGATACATCAGGGAGATACAAATCTGTTTTTGATGTAATTTTCTTTTCTTCAATTTCTGAAGGACAATATTGACATTTAAAATGATGATGTACAGAGAAACCCTCAGTTATATTGCTGTATTTAACAAAAGTGGTGAATTGACAATATAGAATGACTGATTGAAACATCACATCATAATTTTTTGCCGACCATTCACCCAGAGTGTCTGTTGTTGTAATCATATGGCTTGATATGATAGGATTTTGTGCACAATACCCTCCAGAGCTTTGCCTACTGCAACCATATCGATGAGCAGCAGTACCTGTTCGTTGGTAGCTCTCTAATTGTCCTTGACTCCAATCTTCACCTGTTAAGCTTTCAAGATTGTTAAATATTGATTTTGCAATTTTGGAATCAGAATCTACAAACCATCCTAATGCTACTCTCAGATGACTCGCTCGTTTGATCAGAGGGATTTTGGTCTCTTTTTCCCACGGGTTGATCAATGCTGTTGATTCAGAGGTTTTTGAACCTAAGTAACTCGGATATTGACCTCTTTGGTCCATGTTTTGTGGAAAACCTTTCGGAACCAAAACTGTGATATATGGTGTGTCCATTGTAGCACATATATCACAACAATGGTTCCCTAGGTTAATAACACCCAACATCTCCGAGGGATGAGTCACTGTAACACCATATATCTTGTTCCCCCATCCAGTCATTCTGAGGTGATCTGCCTGTTCATTACTACATCTCCAAATGGATCCTAAACATTGAGGTTTAGTCAAAACTGATTTGATATTGTCAATTTCACTTGTTATCAGGATCAAATTGAATTCTATTTCTATCTTCTTTCTCATCATATTTCTGATAGTTCTTGCATTTTGGAAAAGAGACAATTGACTTTCCACGATGCCCAAGAATGTGGAATTGTAAAACTCAGATTGAAATTTAGGGTACCAAGGTTCTAATGAAGATAGCCAGTTTAAAACTCTATCCTCTTCATCTCTTTTGTACTGAATAGATCTCACTATCATATCATTCTTAATTTCACTCAATTGATTTTCCATCCCTTCTAATATTTTATCTCTTAGAAGTAGTGCGGGTGTCATTCCTCCAGGTAAATTTAAAGAATCAGGTTGTTCTAACAGTTTTCTAAAATGTTGAGGTTGAAAAATATTCAGTTTTGGATTTCCAAAGATGACACAAAGTTCTTTAAGCCATCTATGTTCTGTGTTCTCATAAACTAGTTTCCAAAATGACAATGCTTCTGTGACTCCATCAGGGAATCCTCTGATGAGGAATCTATTTAATGATATCCCACAGATTCCTCCCAATGATGGGTCACAGAATGCAGTTTTGATTATGTAATACTTGTGATCGACATTATTCTTGGGTAAATCTTTTTTGATACTTCTTCCCAAAATACAACTGTAGATCTCCCACACTCTTCTAAAAAATGAAATGTACCAACAAAATCTCAACATTACTTCCTTGATATTGATTGAGAAATGTGAGATGGTCAAGATGTTTGATCCAACAGTACTGAGAATGTTTGCCATTGTCGGTAGTTGATCATTGCTCAATGCACTCATTCTGGACACTCTTTTTGACAAAAGAGGATACAATATGCCATTGATAATAATTATTTTTCCATAATTCAAGTATCCAATACTTTGCATGCATTCTTCTTTTTTGATTCTCAATCCCATCCTCACTGCGCTTCTATCAACTTCTTTCATAATTTTCTCGTTATTATCTTTGATCTCTTGGTAGATCTCTAATTTCTCAGTTTCTGTTCTAGCAACACGGGGTCTGTAGGTTGTAATAACAACCTGATTATCTCCTTGTGCTAGTGTTCGGATTAGGGTGTTTCTTTTCCTTGGAATCCTCAACAGCATCAACATGGATGTGATTGTCCATCCCTTTTGCCTTAAACCTTCTAATCCTCCTGATTGACCATTCCAACACACTCGTTTCTCAGTTTTGTTCTCAACTGTTCCATTTCTCACTGTCATTAAATCCGGTCTGTTGACAAAATAAATCAAAGAGTTCTCAAAGATCTCATGAGTTCTGGTTATAAGATTAGGGAATCCCAGGAATTGACCCATCACCTTAAAAACAGGGTTGTTAGATTCTCCTCTTTGATTATTGTTCCATTTTTCATAGTCCAAATGATTACACACAGTGACCAACCTCTTACAATCTTCCTTATCATGTCCACTTGTACTCTGTATCATCTTATCTATCACTGTGTTTAAATCATCTGCCATGGTGAGGCCTTGAAACAATGGAATAAAATGCTTTTTAATTAAATATTCCGTGACGACAAAGTATTCTCTTAATTTCCATGACATCAATGCAAAAAACCTTCCCTTGTTCTTCATCTCTCTTTCTTTAGCTCTTAAACCAATTACAAGATCATCTTTTTCAAAGCCTTTCTCATCAACTTCTTGCAAGAACTTGATCCAATTAGTATTTTCCTTTTTAAGCATTGTTTCAAGAACTCTCTTTGTTGGAATAGGTACATTATTGTTAAACTGTATATGTTCTAATAATGCTGTCAATTGGATGGAGTGTGATTTATCACTGTAGAGTTCTGAAGGATCAATGAATTCTGGTAAATCATAACATCTGATTAGAGGAAGTTTGTTCCATCTATTGCCATATTTCTGAATCTTGTCAGCTGGTGGCCATGTGTTACTCATAATGTACATATACATTGGGTCACTCTTCTTAATTTGAGATTTGTCTACATACCAAATATTATCTTCTTTATATTTTTTATCCAAAACAATAAATGCCAAGTCACTGGCCAAAGTGTTTATGAATTCATGATCAATCAATTTTTCTTCATGTGTTAACTTGTACAGATCCTCTAAGCCTTCAAAGTAATCAATGACAGGGTGTCCAAATATGCGGAAAGCTCCATACTTGAACAGTGTATCGTCTAAATTTCCTGTAAATGTTTTGTCAAAAAAATCTCTGCTCAAGGGATAAACTCTGATTTTATCATACAATTCATTATTTATGAAATCCGAAAACTCTGTAAATTTTGGAAATTGGGGAATAATGTTGCTCCCATAGTCTGACATTAAGGAGTTGCAGATAGGTTCAATCAACTTGAATATCTTGTACGAGGAGTCACCGTATGCTTTTAAACATAAGTCACCTGCATTCAACCAGTTTAGAAAATCTGAACTGTTTCTTTTGTTCATCGACAATTCCATTAGGCAATTGAACCTTGCTAAACACATATCCTTAATCATTAAGAGATGTTCCCTGCTGATTATGATGTTGTAAGTCAGACTGTACAAGAAATCACTTGTTATAATAACATTGTGAATAGAAGAACTTTGGAATTTGAAATAGTGTTTTTCACACCTGACAAGTTTGTGTTTTGTATCTGGTAGAAACTGAGATTTGAACAACTTAGCAATTTCCGGTCCTCTAGAACAGTTACAATTGTTCATCATTATAACCAGCTTGTGTAGTTCTAAAAACTTCAGTCCATAGCTGGTTATTTCTGGAGTAGGACTCAGTAGAAATGAGATAGGTTGATCATCACCCAACCCTTTGTAAAATGAATTTATCACTTCAGAAAGACATAATGTGTCCAATTTGGTATTCTCGATGAGCTTTCGGAACTCTGCTGTAATTGAGACAGGTTCATGTAGATAATTGTAAATTAATAATTGGGGCTTAAATGGATCAGATAGATCTTTAACCTGAATTCTTTCTTTGCAAAAAACTTCTTTATAATATTCAAATGAAGGATTGTAAAACAAAGGAATGACTGCTTCTCCTTTCAAGTACTTAACTAATTCAACAATTTTATCAATTATGATGGGGGAATCCAGATTGTAATCATATTTTGACAGTGAGAGTAGATCTTTTGGCAACTCAAAGGAATCCAAAATTCCATCTGCAAAAAGTAAATCTACATCATCAATTTCAGCCGAATTATCATAAATCTCTTCATAATCATATTCCTCCATGATGATTTCTTTGGATTTATGTCAGTTTTTTTCATGATTGCTGCTTAATCATAATAATCATCTATTTGATTATGTCTTTTCATCCTAAAACATCCACAACACTTTACCACAATCCAAATGAATATAATTGTAATTAAGACAAAAAATCCAATCACACTGTACTCAAGAACACTTCTCCAAAAGCCTTTGATGTCAGGGAATAAATCATATACTTCCCCTCTTTGCCCAGTTGTATCAAAAGTCAGGTTTAATCCTGGCATGAATTTTTCTATCACCAAATCAATAGGGTGATGTACTTGCTGCAGATCTTGTTTCTCAATGTCTTTCTCTGTGAGTTTATTGGCAAATAAGTTGTAGCCAGCATGGCGAATCACACCATTTTCTCTGTACAGTCCATTGAAGGCACTCTGGATTCCCTTTTCACCAGTAGAAACCCAATCGTCATAGAAGATTGCGGCTCTAATCCCATCATCTGCAATCTTGATACAAATACTGTTGGCAGGATCTTTGTCACCAGAATTTCCCACTCTGCACTCACCGTAATTGACAATACCTGTCTCTAGCTTACCATTTCTAATTCTGTAGACATGTGCTGGTCCTTCATTATCAGGATCAAAAAGCGATAAATCCATAAATGATATCTGCCCTGTCTCAGCAAACTTATCAATTATATCTCGACAGCGTAGAGTTAAGATGAGATCCTGGATTTCCATTTCATGTTCAGCCACCTCCTCATGAGCTGAAGGAAACTTCACCTCAGTATTCTGGGGACATTGAGTCATTGCATTGAAAGCGTCTTTAAAGGCCGAATCTGATATATTAGGAACATGAAACCAGAAGCCATTTGATGCTCTGATTCCTGTTTTGGCTGCAAAATCCATTTTACATGCCCCTCTGAATGTTGAAGTAGGCATTCCACCTCCCCAGAGTTTCCAATCCTCCATGTTGTTCCCAATTCGTTTGTATTTTGCCTTTATGGTTTGCCATTCTATTGTAATTCTTTGACTTACTTTCTGAAGCCAAATTACACCAGCTTGAATAGTGGGACAATATTTTTCTTTACTCTTGCACCTTCCTCCTGGAAAAATGGGATCAACTCTGTCAAGGTTGTAAGGATCAAGTTTTGCATCTTTAGAGTGAACAATCACAAATGTGTTAACTTTCCTCACTGTGTTGGACCACTGACAAGTAGGGGCTGTGAAGAATGGAGAGACTTCATTCCCAATACTCTTATCCTGTAGAGCTCTTTGACACTCTTCAAAAGTTACTGGGACTGACCTGATGTATTCCTTAACATCAGTGCTCCAATACCATGTTTCAACACACTCTGAAACCCACTCAGTTTTGTGACAACTGTATCCAGGAATATCATGGTTGCTTGGATTGCCGGGAAGTTGTAAAGTGATTCCACCTGTAGGTGTGTCAAGTATCCTAGCACTCCGTACAGGACACCGCAAACTACTATGATTAGCTGGATACCAATGAATATTCTTTTCAAGGGGGTAGTGAAATACATAATTAAAAGCAGGCGAAATAACTCCACAAATAAGGAGAATGATTCCATAACTGGTCTTCATTTTGGATGACTGTTGTCGTTTTTTTCATGTTTATTCTATGATTTCATTCATAGCCTTATCTGATAATTCTCTCCATGATTCTCTTTCCCTGCATCTCATCTGTTCAATGATTTTCTGAACCTTACAAATAAGCTGACTATAAAATTGCCCATAACTGTCAATCCTAGCATCCACAACAAAACTACTGTATAAAAGTTTCAACATCCATCTCCTTATTGTTCTTAAGAATAAAGTTACAGGAATATATAGACTCTCCATTGAAATCAAGTTCATGGTCTTCTGCACATCTGAGTAGAATTTTTCCCACGCCTCAGTATGAATGGTCTCTCTTTAATCAACTCCTTGAAATCAACTCCACACTTTGTTTTAGGACAGCTTAATTCATAGAACTTATCACTTTCACACTCTTCAAAAATAGTTGATCCGGATATATTGACCAACATATCTTCTGCACTCAATCTTTTCCTGTGCATCTGACAGGATCTCTGTACTCCTGGGTCTGCGTTGTCATTAAAGGATAACGTTATTTTATCCTTTAATTGACATTTGAAGTCCCCTCCTTTGGACATTCCGTCTACTTTATTTAATCTGCAAAGTCCCATTGCAAGCACAAGACAATGTAAGTTCTTTGATTGCATCACTCCACAATAGTTGTCGCAATACATATTGTAGATTCTAACTATATCCATTGGACCATGAATGTCATTATGGATATTCAATGTGATGTCACATGTGATTTTATACGTGATCACTTTACTTGTTGTTCCATCACTCTTGATCTCAGATTTCCAAAAATCTGATGGATCATTATTTCGTTTCCAGAAAAACAAATTCATATTTTATGTTCTTGATTGAACTAGACTATTGTCAGTTTTTTTCATGCAGAATCAAAGTCAATCATAGCAAGAGTTTGTTGGATTCTGGGGATTTGAACCACAGATTCCTTGAGAGTCAGCATGATGTTTGTGCAATCAGTGATCATGATATTTTTCATCTCATTATAAGTCAGTCCAATCAAGTCATTATTCAGAATTACATGATCCCCATCCAAGTCCTGGACAATCACTCCTTCCTCCAACTTCAGCAAGAACTTCATTATATCATCATCAACATGAGCTGATGATCCTGGATTTTGATAACTGAATGCTTCCTCTCTTTCTTCCTGATGCTCAGCTGGAGGTGCAGTGGCTTCATATGTTCCTCTTTCGGCTTTGTCAGTAGGATACATGCTGCTTGCTTCTTCATCTTCTTGCTCGGATGTTTGATCATCCTGATCCTCATCTTCACTGTCATCTTCTTGGAACAAACTGCAGAGTCCTTCTTCCTCTTTGAGGACCATTTTGACCTTTCCAAAACCCATTTCAAACAGCAATGCTTGGACAGTTTTACAGAGGATTTTTTCCGGATGTTTGTGCAATTCTGCTCTAGTGAATTTTGGCAGCTTCCAATCATATCCCCCTTCATCTGTACCTGATTCATCTTCACTCTCTTCTGATTCTTGAGTTTCATCTTCTTTCTCCCCCTCAGATTCAAAACTCCAGTTCTCAATTTGTTGGACATCCTCATTACTCTCTCTGTAGAATATATCAGATTCCTTTTTCTTTTCAACTGCATCATTGACAAGTGCTTCTTCCTCATCAATTTCATCTGAAGCTTTGATAGCTGCTTTGAGGCTTAAATTCTCAAAAGATGATGGAAAAGTGAAAGGATTGAACGACATCTCTGTTTTTTTCATGAACTGTTGTCAAGTTTTTCTTCGATAAAGGAACAGATTTTATAAGCCCAGTAATGTATACACTCTAAAAGTTGATAGAAATAATAAAAGATTGAAGGGTTAAGATTTTCATTGTCATCCATCACTATCCACTCAGGAATATTGATCTTAATATGATCAGTAGACTTAAAATGTGATTGATTAGCAAAGGATAACATTTTTTTCTGGAGACTACGGATTATTGTTGAGTTTTATTTATTACAGAACCAGATTTGCCATCATTTCTCCAACTGATCCGGCTCTAGTTGCTGGGAATTTTTCTTGACATTCCTTAAGCCAAATCTTGACATCATCAGGAAGCAATTTCCCTCTTTGTAAGAAGAATTTCAGCCATGCCTTGCCATTTTTACTTGTAGGTTGTGATCCCAACTGCTTGACCAATACCATAGAAGGATCAGGTGTTCCATCTTTCTTTTCTGTGAACACTTCTTTGAAACAGAAAGATTTGCTGCAGGCATAACCCAGAAGAGTTGACAGCTTTGCAACATCATATGGGTTGACATCTCCTGACTTAATTGCATTTAAGCTCCTGTTGTTCAGCAAAAGACATCCTGTAGCCTGAATCCACAAGTATAATTCCTGATTTTGTGTGACTGAATACGCACTGCATGATGTCAGGCAAAAACAAGATTGATAAGGGAAGTAGCTGTATTCATCTTCACATTCTTCACCTGACTTCAAGATTGCAACAATTTGATGACCAATTTTCTCCAACCAAACCCATGACAGCAATTCAGCTTCGCTCAGCCCTGTGATCTTACACATGTAACCCAGAGCTACATATGCAGAACAATCTCTGTACCGGCATCCCATGATTGAGACTCTGCACTTTGCTTCTTCAGAAGTAGGGAATCTGTAGTAAAACATATCTACTGCAGCCACCACTTTTAAGAAGTTTTTGTCCACCATCCATTGATTTGAAAGTCCTCTGTTAGCAACAACTGACAGATGTCCTCCTGTTTCACTAGATAACAGGTCATTGATTCTGGCAGCAACATTCTGTCTGTGCAGTTGTTGGACAGCAGATTGACCAGATAGTCTAAAAGTTGCTAGTCCAACCATGGCTACACCCAAATCTGTGCATTTTTTAGCCAACTCCAAGTCACCATCGGCCGCATTGAGATTGTGGCTTCCACCCCTTTCCATCTTAAAAATGTTCCGAAAAGAAATTTTCTCATCAGCACTTCCAATGACAACACCAAATGAAGTCCAATCACTTTCAAGTTTGATACTCTCTCCAAAACTGGAACCATAGAGCCAGGTCAAAAATACATCTGAAGTCAGTGTTGCATCTTTAAGCCTCTTGACCACAACACCTTTAAGCTCTTCTTGAGATAATTTGGTATCTTTGAGAAGAACCAATGGCTTTTCTTTCTTTTGGAAGAAGACTGAAGGATAAATAGGTGTTTTACCAAATCTATTCTCCTTCGTTTGAACAGATTTATCACTTCCTGCCAAATAAAAAACTTTTGAAGACATTTTGATAATATGATTGTTGTCAAGCTTTATGAGAGCAATAAATTAAAAGT